TAAATAAAACGGAATGGTACACGATCAGGTTGTACTCCACCCAAAAACCGCTTGGGGTGAATGGCATTACGCGAAACATAAATGGCATCAGCACTAATTTGAGTATGTTTCAAGACGTATCGTTTTTGCCATTCGGAAATACAAATCACTGCTTTGAACTTTGTTTCATGAATTTGAATAAAACGAAAATCACCAGCCGGTAAGATATCATGAACCCATAAATAAACATTCTTAACGTTATCATAATATACTAAATTTTCAATATACCGACTGACAATTAATATATCGACAACATAGGTCAAACAAAAATCCGAGAAATAAGATAAATCAGCGTATTGAATACCTTCCAATGTTGTTTGATAATTTACACCCTCTTTTATATTTTCAAAATTACCAAAAATAAACACACGATACCCAAGATCACGAAATTCTTTGGCCATGTACATTGCCATAAATTCTGATCCAGAAATTTTAGTACTAGCACCAGGTGCCGGATTCCATGTAAACGGTACATATCCTGTGTGAATAATCATCACTTTTTGAGCAAGACGTTTATGCGAAATATCCAAATTATCACAAACAGCGTATTTCATGTTTAATAATTTTTGATCAGCTGGATAACGTTCCAACATGTTTTTTAATACTTCTACTCCTTGTAAAATCTTTTTAGGATCTTTGGTTTTTAACTTTATCTCCACATACAAGTAAGGGATATGATATTCGTAAATATCATGTTCAAACGAGGTCATACCTAATTGAGGAATGGGACATTTAATTAACTTGTTCGTAATGTGTTCGATTTTATCAAGTTGTCCGGTTTCGTAAAATGAAATAGCCAATTTGTAACTAGGTTCAGCGCGATCTGTGTATCGTTTTTGTAAGTCTAATAATTTTTGTTGATATACTAGTTTATTATTTGTGTCTTGAAAATCAATTAAAATAAGGTTATATTCGGCGTAAAATGCATATTCACGAATATTGGTCATATCAAGTAACATTTTAGAATATTTTATGGTATCTTCCCATTTGGTTAAATTAAAGGATGTGCGTGCAAGATAATATACTGGACGAGGATCGTTAGGATAATCGGCTTTATCTAACAACAACATTGTCATGTCACGTTTTAAACGCGAAAATGTACGAGCGCCATGTTCGGTGCTGGTATAATCAATAATGTAAAATTGTTTTTCGTCAACATATTCGCTTTTGCATATTCGTGGAAGTTGAAGAGCTTCATGAACACGATACATGTAACGAATATTGGTACTGGTTTTGGTAATACGGGTAGAATAATAAAGATTAGTAAGGTATCCAATTTCTTTCATGTAACCGATTTTAAGGTAAATCACATCGGCAACCGATTTTTGGAGATAATCACGAAGTGCTTTGCCTTCACCAATTTCGTAACTGTCATCAAGTACAATCATGTATTTGCATGTACCAGACGCTAAATCAAATGCTTTGTTACGGGCTTCTGAAAAATTCGTAAATTCTGAAAAATGTAATTTACCAGGGACATCGCTCAATACTTCTCGAATAACGTCAGGAGTACCGTCATTCGAACCAGTATCGAGAATGGTCCAATAATCGATATATTTTTTATTTTCGACAAGACACTTTCGGATCAAGTCGCCAGCATTTTTAACGATCATTACCAGCTCTAAAAGTGGTTGGTTATCCCCATTTTTATTTGCATTTTTGTTTTTCTTATTATTTTTCTTTGGCATCTTCTTTTATTAAAATCTAATCATTTAAATTTGCTTTACAAGCGGAGTTCCGTAGAGGGGTTCCGTAGAGGGGTTCCGTAGAGGGGTTCTGTCCCCTCACGACGGATTAGCTTGACAGATTAGCTTCATAACGGATTAGTAATTTGGTCAATTGAACAACTAATTACCCCTCATTTATAATAAAAAATTAAATTATTATAAACGTTCGTCGTGAGGGGGCGGAACCCCTCTACGGAACCCCTCAGATGAATATAATTTTTACCAATTTTTTGAAAAAAGATATAATTTTACCATTTCACTGCTTAGATGATCCATTTATACGGACCATTTCCTTTCACGTCTACAGAAGATTTTAACGGTTCTACTGTGATATCATTACGTTTACCGTGAACAATCCAATAAAATTTAGTATTTTCTCCGTATACACTAAATGAATTATTTTCAATTTGTGATACTTGTAATACTGTAGGTGATTTTTTACCAGAATAAATTGGAGTAATTTGAATAGTAAACTCATATGCTAACTTTTCTACATAATCAGGTAAAGTTATTACTATAAAATCATTATTTACAATTTCTCCTGTACCACGATAATATACACCACTTTCAGGTCCTTCTAAACAAGCATGAACTAAATATTTTTCATTATCATTTGGATGATTGATAACAAATGTTTTATTTGAATTATATGTTGTTTCATATGTGTTTGGGTTATAAATCATTACACCTAGTGTAGTTGTAGTTAATTTTAATGGGTTAGAATTAACAGTACCATTATAACGATAAAAATCAATCGTTAAATTACCATTAAATATGGTTGCCCAATCATTATTAGGAAAATAAATATAGCCAGCATCACTATCTAAATACCATTTTGGGGTATTTTGTGGTAAAAACTCAACATTGGTTACTGAATCATATAATTTAATTTTATACGTTAAACCAGCTTGGTCATAATTTGACGGTATTGCATTTTGTAGATAATTGGTAGAAATTGATGGATCACAAAAACGAAATGCTGGTGATGATACAGAAGAATATGGAGGTGATACAACAGGAGACATTGGGCTTAAATATAATCCTGTTATTTTTTGAATTTGCGGGTTAGTTTTTGAATGGTAAACTTTTCCAATTGAAGTCCAAGTATCTTCTAAATGTAATGTTGTTAATGTTGTCGTAGTAATATTTGTAATATTTGTAAAATTATATGATTTATAATTAGCTTGTTTACCATAGATAATATAATCTATTGTAAAATCTATTACTGTAGGACATTGTGCAGGTATGGGTTGGCTATATATTTGATTTGCAAAAATAAATGGTCTAGCATTACCAGCAGCTTCATTTGTATAAGAAATACCTGGAAATGCATTCGGTACACCCATATATTTTTTATATAAAAATTCTATCATCTTACTATCACTAATACTTGTTGTATTTACTGAGTCGGTATAAATAGGTGCATAATTTACAACAGAAGTATAAATACCACCACTTCTTAATATAGCTGTTTGATATTGCCCAGTAGAAGATAATGCTATACCAGCCCATTTGGTTGTATTGTTATTCATTTTATTTTTAGTGGTCCATGTAAGACCAAAATTTATAGAGAAATAAATACCGAAAAATCCATCATCACATACAACGGTTTGATATTGACCTGATGATGTGATGGATACACTTGAATAATTTGACAACACACTAATTGTTTTTGGAACAGCATCAAGATTCCATGAATTACCATAATTAGATGAAATATTAATACTAATACTTTTAGACGTCGAATTGTATGATAATAGAGTCTGATATTGTCCAGTAGAATCCATTGAAATAGACGTTAATGAATAGGTAGATGAATTATTCAAGTCCTTACATACCCAACTATTACCATAATTTGTTGATAAATAAACATTATTACCTTCAATAGCGGTTTGATATTGACCAGAAGAGGATACAGCAACACATTTCCATGATGCTGTTTTAGCATTTGTAAGACCCCATAATCCATCAATACCATAATTTTTAGATACATAAATACCACCTCCATTTACAATAGCTGTTTGATATTGACCTGAACTGGACATAGCAACACCTGACCAATTTAATTTAGGAGAAGTAAACTTCAAATCATACGCCTGTGGGTTAGGCGGCGGCGAAGTTGTATTATTAGTAATCCATGTTAAACCGTAATTTGTAGAAACAGATATATAACCACTATTTGCATTTGTTGTAGTTAAAAATGATACAGCAGTTTGGTATTGCCCGGATGACGACATAGCAATAGAAGACCAAGGTGCAATTGCTGGAACAGTTGGAGAACTACTATTATTGTTATTATTATTCCATGTAGTACCATAATCATTTGATGAGTACATACTTGCATTGTTTATAATAATGCATTGGTATTGACCACTGCTAGACATTGCAATACCTGACAATGTTTGAGGTGGAGTTACTGATGATAAAACAGGTATATTAAATAAATTTAACCAATTTACACCAAATGTATTCCAATTTAATGGAAGAGTAGCGTTTGTTGAAATAGTATTTGTTATTGGTACATCGTTTGTTGAAAAAAAAGTTGTTGTATTAAATAAAAAGTTAGCCAATTTTACACCATCAAAACTACCCCATCCTGTACATAAATCATATCCAATTTTTGTAGGAAATCCAATAGTACCACTTACAATATCATGATAGGGTGTAGTTTGTGGAGTAGATACATCGCCAATATTATATAGTATTGGATTAATAAAAAAATTTACACCAATAAGACCTAAATAACCGGCAATAAAAGGCGCAACAATGCTTGTACCTCCCATAATGCATTGTTGACCGTTTACAATAAATAAGGTAGCATTAGCATGCATTGAAATATCTGGAATAGAACGTTTTGTATAACCAAGAGATGATTGATAAGATGGTGATGTAAATATACTACTATTTCCACCACCTCCTTTAGGCCATGCAATTTCTGATGTGTTTGCGTTATATTTACTACTTGGTGAATATAAAATAGTTCCACCACATGCAATAACATTAGGAGACGAAGCTGGATAATTTACATTATTAGTGTTATATTTATTTAAAGCACCCCAATCACCTGTCGATACACATATATTAATACCTTTTGATACAGCTTGTTGAAAATAATTATCGTCTATAGCACCTTCATATCCAGATGTGCCAACCCATGGTTCAGGAAATCCCCATGATATAGATAATATTGTTGGAATTTGTATATTTTTACCAGTTAGAGGATGTATGACAGGTGTATTTATAGCAAATTTTACATATAATCCCATCACATTCAATAGGTTTGTGACATACGAAGTTAGAAATTGTCCTTGATATACTATAATAGTTAAATTAGAACTAGGAAATACTGCTCCTATTGTAGAAACATCGAGAACATTTTCATATGTATAACTAGGATTATCAGTAATATAAGCATTTAATGATGTACTTGTTTCGGGTTTATAAGGTGCAATAATAACAGTAGGAAAATTCGAACTTGTTATACCTAAATTTGACCAATAAGTTTGGCAATCACTATTTGTTAATATATACGAGCCACTTGCTGATGGTCCTGTTAATGTACCTGGTATACCTCCACCCAAAGAAATTACACCGATAACAGTTGGAGTTGTTGGTATTGTAGTAGGAAAATTGTAAATAGATGCCATTTGTGGGATAGTATAGTAAAATTTATTCAGCTCTAATGATGCATCATTGATAATGTAACTACAAGGTTTAGGTACATTATCATTCATTTTATTTAATGTAATATTTACATTAAATAATAATTTTTAATTATTGTTGTTATCTGTTCTCAATATAAAAAAGTACCAATCTTTTACAATTTATGTTATCATTATGTTTATTTTTTCCATAGTTGATTGGTAAATAATAGGTGTAAAATACGTTTATCTATGACCGCCCCCGTGACCTCCGGCATGACCACCTCCACCGTGACCTCCACCGTGACCACCTCCACCGTGACCTCCGATGTGACCTCCGGTATGTCCAAAACCACTGTGTCCGCCATAACCTCGGTTATACCCTCTACCATAACGTCCATAACCATAAGGACCAGTTCCATACCATAAAGGGCTTGCATTATAATAAGCGGGGTAGTGCCAAAAAGCGCTGTCGGGGCAGTTATCTGTACAATCTATACCAGGTATAGGATGTACGTATAATTGATAAGGTTGAATTTGGGAGACTTCTGTTGACATCGGAGGGGGAGGTTGAGCCGATGTATAGGTTTCCGGAGGATTTGATGAAGGTGTTGGAGGAGGCGTTGATGATTTAGAGGTTGATTTAGAGGTTGATTTAGAGTGATAATATTCTCTATAGGCAAAGACAACAACAAGTAAACATATAACGATTAGATAAGCATTTGACATTTTTATATTATATAAATATAAAAATATAATTATGTTTTTGGTATAACTAATCACTCAAAACGTTTAATATTGTATATTACACCTTTGGTCATTAAAAACGCTGATTTTAGCATTAAAAAATTTAAATGACCTCATTCAAGCGTTCATTTTATCCATTGGTTGGCGTTTATTTGGTTATTAGTATTTCATATTTGTGTAGTTGTTAATGATTGTAACTGTGTACTTGTTAAATATTGTGTTTGTAATGATCGTATTTGTGTAGTTGTTAATGATCGTATTTGTGTAGTTGTTAATGATCGTATTTCTGATGATGTTAATCCTTGTATTTGTGTAGTTGTAAATATTGGTAAATATACATAGGCATAACCATCAACTGGGGGAGGATTAAGAACATATTCTCCAGCCCCACCTCCAGCTCCACCAGGACTATTGTAGACTACATTATTATCAGAAGATACAAAAGTTGTAGGATTTCCTATCTTACCATATCCTCCTATTCCTGCTGTATATCCAGTTCCTTGTGTACCTACAGTCAAATTATATACTTGTCCTGGATAAACTGATATGATATATGTTCTTATTTCACCAGGATACCCAAGAAAATACGTTGATGATGACTGATAATTGATGTAAACATAATCTCGTGATTTTGATCCTGATCCACCAACAAGTAAAACTTCTAAATAATACGTCTTTGGTGGTATAATAAATTCATAAAAAGTAGTACTTTGTAGTTTAGAATAGTAAAATTGCGATTGAGACTGTAACATCGAAGTATTCAATGCACTTAACCCAAACATGGTTAATAAACTCGCTTGTGGTAATTTATTTAATAATTCAATTTGAGTAGTTGATAAACTAGTTTGAATACTATTGTATTGATTACTACTCAATATTTGTAATTGTGTTGTTGTTAATGATTGTATTTGCCCATTTGTTAATGATTGAATTTGTCCAGTTGTTAATGATTGTATTTGTATGGATAAAAATTGCGACGATGTGAATCCTTGTGTTTGTGTACTTGTAAATATTGGTAAATATACATAAGCAGAACCATCAACTGGGAGAGGGTTATAATACCATCTACCATTAATACCACCATTACCTCCAACTCCACCATTACTTCTATATGATATATTATTATCAGATGATACAAACGTTGTAGGGTTGCCATCATTACCATCATAAAAACCATTATCTTTATATCCAGTTCCTTGTGCACCTACAGACATATTGAATAATTGACCTGGGTAAACTGACATAACATATACTATTGTTGCCCCAGGATCTCCGTAAGTAGGAAATCCTGGTTTATACGGATCTATATCTCTTTTTCTTCCACCAGACCCACCTGTAAGCACTACTTCTAAATAATATGTACTTGGTGGTACAACAAATTGGTAAGTGGTTTGTGTATTGGAATAATAAAATTGTGATTGTGTCGATGTTATTGCACTTAATCCAAACATATTTAATAACCTTGTTTGTGGTAACATATTTAATAATTCTAATTGAGACGTTGATAAACTAGTTTGAATACTATTGTATTGAACATTATTAATAGACTGTAATTGTGTTGATGTAAACGCTTGAATTTGTTGTGTTGTAAATGACAAAAGTTGTTGGGTTGTCAGTAATTGTATTTGTGTGTTTGTAAAATACGTTAGTTGAGGTGATGACAATAATGGCAAAATTACTTGTAATTGTGATGATGATAAATATGGTATTTCAGTACTTGTCAAGTATTGTATTTGAGATGTTGAAAATGTTAAATATGGTATTTGTATAGGGGTTAAGATTTGT